CGGAAGACAGCCCAAATCGCTTTCCACAATTTGCCATAGCGTTTCCGCAACCTGCAAATAGCCACGTTGATAAAATAACGAGGCCATATCGCAGAATGCTTGATACGAACGTGCGGTACGGCGTTGCGGCCATGGTGTTCTCCATCGAATTGGGGATATGTCGACGCCTTTCAAGGCGTCCATACCACAAGATTCGCGGAAGGGACCATGAATGAAGCATTTCCTAAGATTGAACTTTAGTCCAAACTTAGGGAAGCATTCTAACACGCATTTTACGTAACGGGTGTCGATGATCAAGTCGTCACCATATACGAAAACTGCTTCACAGGCTTCCCAGCGAGATACCTCATGCTCCTCCATTATCGCAGCAACTGCGAGAAAGAAGTGCACGAAGGACTCTACAGGAAAGCAGACAGCCGAGCCCATTGGGGAAAATTTCCACAATTGCACGACTGATCCATCCGGGAGTTGCGTTTGTGGTGAGCGACATGCGACAAGGCTCTCAAATAATTGAGGGCAGTCCCACAGTATCGCTTCCACAAGTGAGAACGTAACTCGGTCCGACGCCTCACTCATGTCGAGTGTAGCGTAGGAACCATCGATAGAGCCAAGACAAGCTAAGTCTTGGTTGATCCGTTGGTCTGCGAAGTTGACGTGTTGCCGAGTAAAAGGGTGCCTCTCTAGCGTGTCGTATAGATACGCCTTGAGGAGTTGTTGAATGAATTGATTCTCTAGGGGTTCCATCGATATTAATCGTGGCCCTCTTGAATCCTTAGGAACTAATGTTACCTTAGCGGTACCATAGTCCAAGTGATCCAAGTTCGAGTACCATTTCATCATGTCTAGACGATGCTTCTGACCCACGAAGAAATACTCGTAAGTCGGAAACAAACGATGGAGCCGGAAATAATTTCTACCCGGCACCCACTTTTCTAGACCCCTTTCACCTGTAGCGACGCTACCAGGGCCATGACGGGGTCGATGTTCAAAAGAGCTACGATAGCGAACAAGTAAATCTTCGCGATTGTAGTCTCCGAACACGTCTGCTGCCATGGTCTGGCAAAGCTCGATAACAGGATCGGAGGACCAATAGATTTGTTCTTGATTACTGCGGAGTTCATTTTCCACAGCCAAGAATGATTCTATGGTTTCGGATTCTGCTGCCTTAGTGCAAGGCAGTTCGAGCTTATAACCCAACCCGCAAATTTGATTGACCTCTGAACATGAGGATATATCAAAATTTTCGAGAAGGGAACCGTCGTCTGCATACAAATCCTTCAGAAGTATCGAGAGAAATCTCGGTAATTCGCTATTAGGAAGCTTACTAAAAGCTTCAGGACATTCGAACTTTCCAGTGCGGAAAGAATCGATCATGGCCTTGCCTAATAGAGGAAGGGTTACAGTGCAAAATGAAATCCCTTCTTCCATGAGACGAATCTCAATGGTCGAAAGGTCTTTCATAAGCGACTGCACGTATGAGGAGGGACGGCCGCGTGCTATATCACTAATCAACGCTCTGTAGATCGATCCTGCAACACAGACCTGTCTTTTCAGCGACGGATTCTTGATCCGCTTCGGTTTCATGAAACGCCCCCTTTTAAAAGGGCGCCCATGGAACCCGCTACAGGTAATGCTGCTGGGAACCTAACAGTTCCCCCACACGAAACGTGTGGAGCTCTTCGTACCCCCGCTAGGGGGAACTTGGAGGGGTGCATTTTATACACTCCTTCTAGCCCCGCTTGGGGCTACTACTTACTGGTAGGGAAAGACGCTACTTCGCGCCAGTCCGTACGTTAGTAAGGAACGTCGAGCTACCGGTGTAGCCAGCTGCGAGCGCCTTCAATGTATCGGCGACCGCCTGGTTGACTGCAACGGACTCAACTCCACCAGAGTCAACGGGATACGTGATTGTGAAATTCACAGTCGCGCTTTTCCCGGTGCCAACGTTGTCCACATCAAAAATGGGGACAGACGCTTGGATAAGGTGACGACGTGTTCCACGCCCGTTAGTGGGAAGCTGGTGCTTCACAGTAATGAGAAATGGCCACGCCTCACCATAACCTGAGGCGAGTGAGTATTGGGAACCGGACTCGCTATCTGCGGCAATTTTTGTAAAAGTGCCGGTAGCGAGTACCAAGGTATCAGGCAGCATAGATCGATCCTTCGAAGTAGAGAAATGGTTAAGCTTGGAACACCAACAGCCGGTTGGCCATGATAGAAGTTATCTTTTTCGCCGAAACCATGCCTCTGTAGGCACGAAAAACGGCTTACTTCTACCGCGCTTGCGCGCTTGGTTTCCAAGCAGGAGTAGCAGCAACTGCTGCATTGGACGAGGGGCCGTAAGAATGAACCCCGTGTCAGAAGGTATCCCTGTCCACCGACGATAAAACTCTTTGCGGCGAGAACCTACTATCACGTCCTCATCAACGAGGGCGGGAAAATAGGGAGCCTCATAGAGCTTTGTGTAAAAGTCGGTGTCACTTTTCACAGTCATGTGAGAAGTGGTCTTCACGATCTTGGTACTGAGCAAAGTGCCCATAAGGTCACAATGATTCAGTAGCTTACTTACGTCCAGAACCCAATCTGCGACGAAAGAAAGCGGCATCGATTGCCAGGCTACTTTACCTGGATTCGAAAGTCCAAGAGATCGTAAGACAGCAGCGATGGTGGCACCAAGTCGGCCAAAATCATGTAGATCGTATTCGATCCATGATATGAGCTTTAGTGTCGTGAACATGTTCGTGACACAACGCCCACCGACATAGGTTCCAGTACCGCTGCTAGGAAGAGGGTCCGATGAGGGCGCATAAACAGGATCAGGAGTGTAGTAACGTTCAGTTACGACTCTGACTCGCTTATTCGCATTCGCCATTATCCAATTAACATTTGACTGTAAATTGGTTAATGCGCGATATATCCCTACAAGGTCAGATATCAATGGCTTAAAACCAAAGTTATAACCGAGTAGTGGATCCGTCGGATCGAAGATGCGAAGATCACCGGTTAGATATCTATTGAGAAGCTTTCTCAATGATTCTAACAACATGTGAGTTTCGCCAACTTCCAACAGAAAGTTGCCTAGTGAAACTGACTCCGCTAAAGGGAGCATGCATTTCATTGCATGTTCCGCAACAAGCGGTTCAAAATCACTCGATGCTGGCAGAATATTAAGATCGTGCGCCGGTGCACCAGGAGTCATGGTACTATTAGAATAGTACCCATTTGTCCAGGTGACCGTAAAACGATCCCTGTAGTAATGGTTAGGCGGATTGACGTCCCTGATCCAGGGACGCCAAGGACCGGCCTGATTTACTTCAGGTTGCCAATCCCATTTATCTTTAGTGTGCAGAACGGGGTGATCACGCCCGTGTCCGCCACTAACGATATCATCCATTTCTTCTGCTTCCCCGTAATGATCGAATGCAAGAGTTTGCAAAGGATCTTTAACGGTGGTAACAGAGTTGACTAAGACACCAAAATTCTCAGGGAGATTGGTCCATTCTTCACGGATCCGATCTGATCTGAGGGTGCCGAAGCCAGAGTGTAAATCACTCTTTGAACGATGGCGCATCGCGACTCTCCTGAGAGGGGCCCATATGGG